TGCTTGCGCCAGGGGGCCAGTAATGCAAGGGTCATCGCTTGGCATCGTAGTTGCCGTATATCCCGAAGGGAACAGTATCGACGTGCTCTTGCCGAAGACCGGCGACCGCCTGACAAACGTTCAGTGCGCCGCGCACACGGGCAGTTCGGACACGGGCATCATGGACCTCCCTGAGATTGGCTTGCCGGTGGACGATACGCGGTGGACGCTGCCAATCATTCAGCAGGCAGCGCGGTATATTCGCGCTATCGTCTGGAATGTGGACGGCATGCCTATCTGCATGGGCTTCCTGCTGCCGCAGCTTACTCAGTTGACATTTAAGCGGGACAATTTCCGCATCAATCGCCATGCCTCGGACGTGTACAGCACGACTAGCGGGAATGGCGACCATGAATGGTCTCACCCCAGCGGCACCTACTTTCGCGTGGGTGCATCGCCTGCTCACGAGGACCTGACGAATCAGGACGTAGATCAGTCGTGGGCCATCAAGCAGAACAAGGCTGCCGCTCCATGGGTCAACCTGACGGTGGCGAATGCCGGCGCGGTGGTTGCGAATATCCAGGTCGATCCTAGCGGGAACATCAACATCGAGCACAACGGGAACCTGACTGTCAACACGAAGGGCAACGCCAACGTGACGGTGGACGGAACAACTGAGGTTACGTCTGAAGGCGCGGTAACGGTCAACGCGAGCGCAGGAACGACTCACAACGGGCCGCTCACGGTCAATGGCCTGCTTACCTTCACGGAGGGAATGGAGGGGTCTGGAGGCTCAGGAAACACAATGAGCCTGACCGGCGACATTGGCGTTACCGGGACGATTACCTCAACCGGGGACCAAGTCGCAGGCAACGTTTCGCAGATCAACCACGAGCACACGTCAGAATCGCCCGGCTCGCCGACAAGTCCGCCTATCGCGGGGACGTAATGAAAAAGGCCCCGCGTGCGAAGGGGCCTTTTATATGTTCGACAGACGTTTAGCTACCCGCTTCTGCGCCGATCTTCTTGGCAAGATATTTGTTTAAATTCGCTACCATCGTGTCGATATTAGCCGCGCGCTTTGACTTATCCAAAAGGTCGCCGCAATACCCGTTGTAGGCCGTGTCTCCACCAAAGACGACACACAGGTTATCCATGGCAGTTTGGCGAGAGTAGTCGGTGTAATCGTTGGACCCTTGATATGAAATCTCAATATCAATCGGCTCGCTCATTCCTGACGGCTGCGCTCGCGCATAAACGCACCCTGATGCCCTACACATGTGATTCAGGTACACCAGCTTGCCGCCGTACGCAGACTTTGTTACGGGCGCATCCCCCGAAAACTTAACGACGCTGAACTTGATTCCAGCCGCCTGCGCCTTTTGGAACCAAGTGGCAAACGCCTCCTGAATCAACAGCGACGCTTGCGTGTGAATGAAGTCGGATACGGCTGGTGCGTTCTCGGCCTTCGCGCTTCCTGACTGGACATTCGAAACGGCCTTGGTTTGCGCCGCAACCGCCCGGGCGAGTTCGTCCGCGTGAGCGGCGAAAGATGCGACGACCAAGATGGCCGCAACGATGAGCTTTTTCACTATTTCCCCGATTCTGTAGTTGGTTGAAGCGCGATCGCAATAATATGCGCACCAAGCAGAAAGTCAAGAGGTATTTTTAGATCGTCGTGACGCCATGCTCGTTGCATGAGCACGCCATTCGTCCCTCTCTCGTTTGCAATGCCGTCCATCCCGGCCGCGTTGCAGGCGCTGAATCCGCCCCCCTCGCAGAAGCCGGGCGATTGCCCTATCAGCTTCACGCTTGACGACCTATCGACTGGCGCGTCCCCGGTAGTGCTTCCTCTGAACATCCGCCCGGAAGAACTGACTCGCACGGAAATGTCTCGCGTGTCGGTGCAGCAGACCCTCGGCGGGGCGTTCGCGGACGAGTTCGGGGCGGGCCTGACGCAGATCAATATAAGCGGGAATACCGGTTGGCGCGGGTTCAATGGCGTTGACGGCATGGCGTTCTTTCAGCAGCTTCGCGCGGCCTCATTCACGAACTGGCACTCGCTTCGCAACCAGGCGATGCAGAAGGGTCTCGACCCGAACCTCGTGCAACTGATTTTCACGGACGCGCTCAACTCGACCATCGACGTTGTTATTCCGATGAACTTCACGCTGCGCCGCTCGCGCTCGCGGCCGCTGCTGTGCATGTACCAAATTTCGATGATCGGACTCGGCGACAATCCGGCTCCAGGTCAGGGCTCAGGTGGCTGGCTGTCGGGCCTCATTCAATCGCTGGGCCTGCAGAGCGTGGTTGCCGCCGTCAAACAGATCGCCGGGGCCATCTCCTCGGCTGTCAACTTTATTCAGGCTGACATCCTTGCGCCGATCACGGCTTTCATGCAGACGGCCTGCTCAGTCTTCAATATGGCAGTCGCGATTGTAGAGACCCCGGCCGCGCTGGTGAGTCTCGTTACTGGCGTGGCTCAGTCGATCGCGCAAGTCGGTTTCAACATGTTCGCGACGCTGGCCTCAGTAACGTCCAATGCAGCGAACGTGACCGGAAGCCTTATGCAGGTGCAGGCGGCTTTTTCGGACGTGTCCTGCGTCTTCGCCAACGCTATCGCGCAAGGGCAGACCTATCCCGTCTACACGGGCCTCTACGGTGCGAGCAACTGCTCGTCTACGGTCCCGGGATCGTCCCCGCAGAGCCAATACACGTTGAACGACACGAACCCGTTCTACGACGTTATGGGCACGAATACCCCGCCTCCGATTCAGGTGAGTCCGGCTGCACAGCAGGCCATCCAAACCATCCTCTACACCGACCCGGTTCTCTCGGCCTTGACTCCGCAGCAACTCGCAACGCTGGCGGCCTCGATCACTAACGGTATTTCGGTGACCTGATGCCATCTATTTTCGATACGCCGCTTACCGGATACCGATTCGTCCAGACGCAGAACGGCGACTCGCTTCAGACCTTTGCCGCCCGCGTCATGGGGGATGCGTCGAATTGGGCTGTCCTTATCGGGATGAACGGCTTGATTCCGCCGTACCTGACGGACGATCCGGACTCGGTTGTAACTGGCGTCGTCCTGAATGGCTCATTCCTGAAAATCCCTGCGGCGACGGCGCCCCCGTCAACCGACCAGGACGACGTATTCAAGACGGACGCGCTACTGAACCCGGACGGCACTTTCGCGATTACAGAAAACGGTGACTTTGCGCTCGTATCTGGCGTTGCCAACCTCACGCAAGCCCTCGAAAACGCGCTCAACACCGACCAAGGTGAGCTGATCTATCACGGCGGCTACGGCTACCTCGGTCGCCGCTTGCTGGGCGCAAAGAACGGCCCCACTGCCGGGCTTCTCGCTGCCCGCTATGCGAAGCAGACCGTGTCGTCCGACTCGCGCATTTCGAGCGTGACCGACTCGACAGCGACTGTTTCCGGGACCGTGATTGCGACGGTTGTCCAAGCAGAAACGGTTGCTGGCACAACGGTGCCGGTATCAACCACGACATCGTAAGGAATTCGAATGTTTCAGTTGAAAAATTTTGCGTCCATCGTCAATTCGATGGTGAACCGGATGAAGGCGACGCAGAGCAAGGTTACTGACTACAACGTCGGCGCCGTCGCGCGCACGCTCGTGGAAGCGCCGGCCGCAGAGATTGACGAGCTTTACCAGCAAATGTTCAACGGGCTGCAGGAAGCCATCCCGGTTGCGGTGTTCAACTCGTTTAACTTCCCAGCACTCCAGGCACAGTCAGCGTCCGGTCTTGTGCAGGTGACGATCGCCTCGCAGCCGACGGCTGTCTTGGTTTCGGCAGGCACGGCCTTCACGCCGACCGGGACGAGCAGCAACGTCTATCAGTCCGCGGCGGACGTGGTTATCCCGGCTGGAAGCACGACGGTCAATATTCAGGTTGCATGCACGGTCACGGGTTCGACTGGCAATTTGCCGCAGAATCAGACCTTCGCTCTGTCGCCACAACCTACCGGTTTCGTCGGCGCAGTAAATGCGAACTCGTTTGTCAATGGGCAGAACGCGGAAACGCCTGCCGAGCAGCTTATCCGTTTCAATAATTACATCTCGACTCTCGCTCGCGGGACCGTCGCGGCTCTGTCTTATGGTCTCTCCACCGTCAATCTGACGGATGCGATGGGGAACATCACGGAAAAGGTCGCGCTATCGCTGATTGACGAGCCATACACGTACGACGCTACAAAGCCGATAGCGCTTGTCAACTGCTACATCCACAACGGCGTGGGCGGCACGTCGGGAGCGCTGCTCGCGCAGGCGGTCAACGTCATCGCGGGCTACGTGAATGCACTGGGAACGAAGATCCCGGGGTATAAGGCCGCTGGCGTAAAGACGAACGTCTTTATCGCGACTGAGGTCCCGCTCCCGGTGACGGCCACGGTGACAATCGCGCCGGGATACGTGTGGAGCAACATCCAGCCGCTTGTTTCTGCCGCGATCTTCTCGTATCTGCAAGGACTGACCATCGGCAATAGCGGGAGCACTGTCGCCGGAACCGACCCCGTCGGAACGGCGGTGGCCGCTCAGATCAGCAAACTCGCCATGAACATCCCTGGAGTGACGAACTACGTTTCGGCATTCACCGACACGCTCGCGGAGACCGGCAATAAGAACATGCCGGGCACGATCACGCTGACTCAGGGGACCTAAATGCAGCTTACACAAACCCTGCTTGGCTACCTGAATCGCGTCTTTAACAAAGACCCGGCACGCGTGCTCGCCATGTCGTTCAACCACGTCTATCCGATGTCGTGGCAGGTGCAGGATGGCGTCCTGACGACGCAGGTTCTCGACGGCGGCTACGGCGCGAACCTGACTATTGACCTGACTCAGTACACGTTTGCTCAACTCGTCAACTATATCGCTGCACAGCCGGGCTACGTCACGCCATACCTCGCGCCGTCAATGGCTGGCATCTCTGCGGCTGCGCTTTTGGACGCATCCGGGAGCGTCACTCCGAGCGACCTGCCGCAGCCCATGTATGCCTACACGAGCGTGTTGTGGGCGTACCTCGAATGCAATGCTGCAGAACTCGAACTCGCTGCCGCGCAGATCGCGAACCTGCCGGCGGAAATGAGCACAACTACGGCCGATACGATTTGGCTCGATGTGCTGGGGACCTATTACAAAGTCCCGCGTAACCCGGGCGAAGAGGATTCGGCATACGGTCCCCGCATCATTGCAAGTGTGCTTCGCCCGATGAGCAATAACGTCGCAATGGAACTCGCCATTACGACGTTCACGGGCCAAGACACAACCGTTACGGACGTGGTGCTGCCAGGCGTGACGGGGAATGTCTATAACGCCGACTTCATCCATAACGGGGCTATCCTTTATGACGCGGTTTCGACGCCCGTCTACGGGCTGTTTGACGTTGAGTATGGCTACGACATTATCAACGGCCAAGACCCGACTACGTTCGCGCAAACCATCACAGCGCTCATCAACACGCTGCGCGCTGCCGGGGCACACCTGCGCGACCTATCGCTGATCGGATCGAACCTGAGCGATAGCCTGACGCCACCGACGGACTTGTTCTCGATGATCGAAGTAGTCGCTCCGTTCGCTGACTCGCTGACGCAGCCGACGGATTCGATGTCGGTTATTAGTGTCAAGTCGGTGCCGTTTGCGGACGCGCTCGTGCCGCCAGACGACACGGATGGAATGGTACTGAGCATTCAATACAACTACGCGTATAACGGCGTCCGGACGCATAACGGAATCGCTACCTATGACAGTGGAACGACGGAAGTAGACACGCTCTAATCGATGTGTCGTGACGCGAGACTGGTCCTCATCTACTAGAGAGGGTCAGTCTGACCATGCAACTTAATGAGCGTATCAAGCGCGCCCTTGCGGGCTTCGCGCTTCACGACACCCTGAAGCCGCCGACCGGCAGGCTGGTCTATGACGTTCGCCGCGGCGGCAAGCTCATTGAGCATGTTGACGACAACAACCTGATCGTTATCGGCTCGCAGCCCACGCACGCCGCGCTGCTCGGCGGAAACGTAGCGAACAACTCCGTCACCAAGTTCGGCGTCGGCACGAACGCGACCGCGCCAGTCTTCGGCAATACGGGCCTGACAGGTCAATACGCGAACGCGCTTACGGGCGTGAGCTATCCGGCCAGCAACCAGGTCCAGTTCTCTTTCGCGATGGGCTCGGCAGACGTTTCCGCATTCGGCATGGCGATTTCCGAATTCGGCCTTCTGACTCAATCTGGCGTCCTGTACGCGCGCAAGACGCGCACGCAGCCCCTCAACTTTGCAAGCGATATCGCATTCAGCGGTACGTGGACCATTTCCTTCTAAGGGGTGAAGCGTGACCGCTGCCGTACTTCCGGAAATTAATAATTACGACCTTACGGTCTACCAGATTCAGCTTTCCGATCCGGTGCAGGGATACAACCCCGCCAATCCGAACACCGCGGCGAATCAGGGGCTGTCAAACCAAGCCGCGCTGAATCTCGCGAACCGCACGAACTGGCTTTACAACACCATCAATAGCATCCTCGATGGGGGTGTCGTTCCGACCGGTCTCGCGCCGCTGCTTAGCCCGGAATTTGAGGGAACCCCGACTGCGCCTACCGCGCCGCTCGGTGACAACTCGCTGAAGCTGTCCACGACTGCGTTTGTGCAGGGCACTCTTGCTGGCGTGCTCGCGCTGAGCGTCGCGGGTGGCACGAACGTGGCCCTGAGCGCCGTGCAGGCTGGTAACGGCATCCTGAATTTCACTGGCGGTCTGACGGCGAACATTGCAGTCATCCTGCCGAGCACGTCGGGCAAGTGGATCGTTGCAAACAACACGACTGGCGCGTTCTCGCTGACGGTGAAGACCGCGGCGGGGACTGGTGTGGCCGTGACGCAGGGCAAGTTCGTTGAGATCTTCGGCGACGGCACGAACGTCTATCTCGCGACGAACGACTTCTCGAATATCCAGCTTACGGGCGTATCTACTTCGACCACGCCTCCTGTCGGCGATCAGACGACGAAGATTGCGACGACGGCATTCGCATACCAACTGAAGAACGGCGTTATCCCTGTCCCGGTCGGCGGCGGTGCAAACGTCGCCCTGACGCCCGCGCAGTACGGCAACGGGATTCTGCTATTGCAGGGCGCTCTGACGGCGGCCATCGAGGTCATCATCCCGGCGCAGGGCGGCCAGTACGTGGTTGCAAATGAAACCACTGGCGCGTTCGGTTTGACGATGGGCTGCGGTGGCGCTGGCACGACGGCGACCATCCCGCAAGGGCAGTCGGTT